TTGGCATCCTGGAGGTTGGTAGAGTCCGGAGTGAACCGCAATTCGGACGGGCTCATGTATTGAACTACCGGATAGTTGCTCTTAACGATAATCTTGTCGAACGTCACAATGGACAGGTCCGGAGCATCCTTGACCGGCTTGATGGATTGAATCTCCACATGCCCGGCTTCGGCTTCCTCATTGAGTACAGCCATAATCTGATAATCGTCTGCACCAATGAGAATCTGATAGGTTTCTCTATCTTCTTCCCGCTTCCAGTACACCTTGGCCACACCATAGTTGATGGACAGGGCCTTTTCCATAATGTCAGCGATGAAAAGCGGGTAGCTGTTCTTTCGCTGGAGTTCATAGGTCAATAGCTGTTGAATCTTCTCTGCTGCCGGATCATCGTTTGCATTGACGCCTTTTACGTCTACAGGGTTTTCGCCACCGATAAAGGGTTCGCACAGACTAGGCAGCATCCATTTGACAGCCGTCTGAATGTCCCGGCTACAGAAGTTGGATGTTTCCGACAGGTGCGGAAAAAGCCGCCTGTAGTAGTCCTCCTTGGCCTGATACGCCTGCTCCCGTTCAATAATTTTCGGTTCAATGGTGGAGGTATAGTAGGCATTGGCATCGTTTCGGCAGCGGATGAACGCCTGCATGATCTTTTCAATCTCGGCCTTCTTCAAGGTCTTGAGACTGACTTCCTTCTTCTGGTCCTCGGTGCTGGTAGCAAACATTAGCAGCACATCAAGCGGGCTCGCCTGATGTTGCCCCGGCATGGGCCCCTGCCCCGGCATCATTTGTCCAGGCATCATTTGTGGTTGCTGAGGGGCTGCGCCTGGGATAGGCTGCTGCCCTCCTGGAGGCATCGTTGGCTGCCCCTGCTGCATCGGCGGTCCCTGCTGCTGTTGCATGGCTGCCTGGGCCATATTGAGCTGGTCAATAGGGTTTGGCATCGTTCAACCGCCTCCTTATACCGTCAGCTCACTAATGGTAACGGTGGCGCTTGCTGCCGCCACCAGGTACACCGCTTTTTCGTCTGCATAGCCGCACAGAGGAAAAACCGCGGTATCCCCGACTTTGATGGGAATCCCGGTGGAAGTGGCAACATCGTCACCACCCCAGAATACATCAGCCGTGCCGGAGTTGTACACCACCAGCACCGCACGTCCCTGCTGCTGATGAGAAATGAATTCGGGGCTGGCTGCTGCGGTTGCCTTGGTGCCTACGGTCAGGGTGCTGTTTTTCGCACGGGAAAATGCGTAAGGAATCGTCATGGTTTGGATCACTCTCCTTTACATGGAACCGAACTTCCGGATTCTGCCGGATTTTCGGAGGGAATTGAAACGGGTAAACTGCCCCGTTGACACAGGTGCCGCAAAGGTCAGCGCCAGTGCGTCACCGAAGTTTGGGGATTGAAGTCCCCTTTCCTTCATATCTTTCTTGCTCTCTAATTGAAATCTGCCGGAATTGTTGATGAAGGCTTCCGGCCCGATTAGGTCATTGTAGATGTCTTGGCTCTCGATGGCGCCGCCCTCATGCACCCATTGTTTGAGCTTGCTCCACATCTCAGCCCTTTTATTGAGGTAATAGGTGTCGTCCGGCTTTTCGGCAAAAGAAACCAGCGTGAACCGCTCTCCCCATCCCAGATGCTTGATGCAGCTGTAAATGCCGGTGCCGTATCCCATATCTATGAATCCATGGGCCATGCTGTGTTCTTGGGCCAGTGCTACGATTTTTCCGGCTGTCCGGAAATCATCGTCATTCTTGGGCATGGTGAAAAGGACCTTGGACCAGTTTCCCTGCCGCATGGAGCATACGAGCAAGTCGTCGCCTTCCCATGCCGGGTCAATCCCGAAGATGACCGGAAGGTCTTTGAAGGCTTCCGGATCCATCGCCTTGTATCGGTCCAGTGCCCCCTGGGCATCCTCAACAGAAATAAGCTGCGCATCACCCATCTGCGGGAACTGGCCTTTTACCCGAACACGGATAATATCGGTATCTTCTCCATACTGCTCTATCCACCGCTGTAACTGGGCCTTGTTGGAAATGGCTACATCCCGGCTGTCTATCTGCCGGGTATGCCAAATGCTCCGGAACTTATGGAAGCAATCATAAAACCGTCCGGAGTTCCGGGTTGGGTTGCCGAAGGCCGTCCATATGATTTCCGTCTTGGAGTCGGTCAGCGCGCCTTCAACGACTTCCCAGATGGCCGAATCTATAGCTGAGGCTTCATCAAATATGACCAGGATCCTTTTTCCCTGGTTGTGCAGCCCTGCAAACGCTTCGGGGTTTTGGGCTGACCATGGCAGCGCGTCCATACGCCAGGTCTTTTCGTGCTCCGGGTCCACGCTAAAGAATGAAGTCGCCGTGTACGTGAACAGGGGCCTAGTAATGGATAGTCGGTGCCACTTGGCCAGCTCCGGCCAGGTCTTAGAAAGGAGCTGGTTCTGCGTATTGGCCGTCACAACGCCCTTGCAGTCCTCGAACGTGCTCATCGCCCAGATGATAAGCCAGCACACCAGCGCCGACTTACCAATGCCGTGCCCGGAAGCCACCGCCTCCTGGATCACCTGCTGCGGGCTTTTGAGTCCCTTGCCTACATCATCCAATAGGCTGAGCTGCCAGGGGTCCGGCTGCTGGTCTGCCAGCGGTCCCGGTTCCCCCCACGGGAAAGCGGCCCATACAAAGCCCGCCGGATCATGCGTGAAACCTGCGGCGAACTCTGCTAGCTGTGTCATTTGCTGAGAGCTCAGAGAATCGCCGCCACCTTTTGACTGTCTCACGGGGCATCACGCTCCCCCTTGGCTGCGCGTCTGCGTGCCTTGCTGAGTGCGTCCGCAAAGCTGCTGTCTGCTTTGACCTCCAAAGAATCGGTCAGCAGTTTATGATGCTTGGCCATGTCCTCAGCTGCCTTGATGCGATCAGAAAGTGCCGGATCCAGCCCGAACTGGTCCTTAACCTCTCCCCGGAAGGTAGCACTGAGGAACCCCAGCACTTCCTCCGGGTCAGCAATAGTAGGATTCATTCCCAGGCCAATCTGTACTCCCTTCATAAAAACCTGTCCGATTTCGGTAGAAAGGAACGCTTCTCGGAGGGCTGCTGCTCGCTTACAGTCGTTTCGGTCATAATGATCCTCATCAATGCCGTATGCCTTCCGGTAGGCGGCTGTGCGGCTCTTCTCGAAGATTGATCCGGCCAGGAATTGGAAGTCAGCTTCCGTTTCCGGCGGCTGCGGCTGCTTTCCGCTTCTTCCTTTCTTCTTTCCGGCGTCTGTTTTCTCGCTGGATGAAATCATCTGGATCACCTCCTTCCCTATCAATGAAGTTCCAGAACTCCACCAGCTTTAGCAGCACCTGGAGCTCTTTCGTCCCCTGGTAGAGATTCATCTTGCTCCGGGTGGGAGGGAAGTAAAGGTCCAGGGAACGCACCTTAATGATGCAGTCATTCTGCACGCTCCAGCACTGCCTGGTGCTGTACAGAACGATGATGCCATGCTTGTATCTCAGGCCGTTGCACAGCTTGAAGATTGTCTGACGTATGCTTTTCTTCATCCCCTATCACCTACCCTTCCCATATGGGAAAACCGCTCAGAACGCCTCCAAATTTCGTTTCTGAGCGGTTTTTAGTCGTTACCATTATAGCTAGCACCTGCATTTTCGAAGCCAGGAACATCAATTCCGGATTCCTCCGGATCCCGATGAGCTTCGGCAAACTTCCGCTTTACCCAGGTTGGAAGAACCGGATCAAGCTGGTCCTGGAACAGTGTGTACAGCTCGTATGTCAGCCATTTTCCGCGGATGTAGTAAAGGGGGTTAAGGTAGTAGGCGATGTTTTTTTTATCTCCCACTTTGATGGTCCCTTTGGCCATAACTCCGGCCCGGATCATCCTGGTCACGAACCGGGACGCCGATGCGTAGGCAATGTCCAGATAGTCAGCGATATGGCCAATGTGCATACTAAGATTGCTATGATCGCTCCGATAGACCAAACGGTTTGTGCCGTTCTCCAGCCTGTCGATGAGCAGATAGAGTCTGTATGCGTCTTTCGATTTGATTTCACTCGGTAACTTGATGCCCGTGAATACGCGTACAAAATGTGCCTGAGGCTTGAAAAGATACCCTTGCTTTCTCCGAAAATTGGAAAACCATTTCTTTCTTTGCCCGGAGGCGATAACTTCTCCAGTCGCCTGGTCAATCTCTCTAATCTCCAGGACTGTTTCTCGCTTCATGTTACAAGATCACCTCCTTATTTTTTAAAATTGTAATTGGTCTAAAACTGTCATATATGGCCGTTTTTTATGACGAAAATGGTCAACTTTTTAAAATGTCTTTAATGCTAGGCAGCATCAGCCTCCAGGCCCGGTTTTGGTCCTGTTTTCTGGTTGAGAGTCATATACTTATATTTATACCCTCGACCAAATCCCGGCTGGGCCTGTCTTTTTCCAGGTCACTTCAGTTCAAAAGAAACAGCCCATGCGGAAATAAGATCCGTGATGGGCTGCTTTTTTATGCCTATTTTCCTTTCAATCAAAGAGATGCCCAAGGTGAAAGGAGGTTTTCACAAAAAATACCCTGGGCACCATGAGGGGCAACGCCTGGATAGATCCGCTCAGCAGTCTTGGCAACAAAAAAGGAGCTTAGCAGCTCCCTATCAGCATATGCGGTTAAATCCGTCCACGGCGTTTAACTCATTTTAATCACATATAAAAGAATCTGTCAAATCTATTCCAGGAATGGTATAAAAGTAGCCAAAGTTTTATAAAAAGTTCTTGCACTAGCACGCAATGCGTTCTATAATATAATCAAGAAGAGGGGAGAAGAAAAGAAATCAAGAACCCCCCAAAAAAGAAAAGGAGCTGGGAAAACACGATCCTCGATTCCGTGGACGTTGTGAAAGATGGGAAGTGGATCTCATGAAAACGATTAAAGAGGCCAGGCAAGCCGCCGGGCTCAGCCAGCAGGGTGTTACTGACACCCTGGGCATCCCGAGAAGGACTCTCCAGGACTGGGAAACGGGCAAGAGGACCCCGCCAGGGTGGGCGGAAGCCCTGGTGGTGGAAAAATTGGAACGGATTGCTCAGGAAAGTCAAGCGATCCGTCCAACCATAACTGAAAAGTAGTCGGGCATAAAGAAAAGCCCTGGTGGAAGCATCCACCAGGGCTTTTTCATTTGACCAGCTTCAATCCGTATAATGTCGGCTCCACCAGCCCATACTTGACTGCATATAAAGCCGCATACTGGATTACTTCTTTCCGGAGGCTGTAGTAAACCCCATGCGTGATGTGCAGCTCCGTGCAGGTCCGTTTCCAAAGGTCCCTGTCTCTATATCGGGAGCGGTAAAAATCCGCTGCCTTATCACTGCCGGTCAAAAATCGCTGCTCAACTGCGCTTGCTACCGCCAGCCATTTCTCCGGATGCCGCAGGTGCTGCCTTTCCCTGGCTCCGGCGATAAAGGGCCCGAAGGGAACATCAACGGCAGTAACGGGAGATAGCAGCCGTATAGCCTTGATGGCAGTCGGATCAGATACCCGGCAGTGTCCGCTCCCCATGCCGCCCGTATGCCCCGCGCCTCCAGCACCCATCTTTGCTTCCAGGACGGCAGCTTCAATCTGGGCCCGGTACGTGAGGCAAAATTCTATAGTATCTTCGGCCTGGCTCAATGCCACCACCTCCGTTCATTTTGCTGCTGAAGCCTCCCTGCTCTCCCGGTTCCGCAGCATCTTCAAGCACTCGATGGCCTTGTCCAGATCCTGGAGGCCATTCTTTTTGGGATAGCGGTAGATGTACTTCGCCGCGCAGCCGATGAGATAAGCCTTGATACCGTCCTGGCCCCGGCAAAGTTCGTCTGCAATATCCACGCACTCCATGCCGCCACGCCAAGTGTAGTGGTTAGGCCGGTGGATCATATCGCTTTTTGGGTCGAATGGGGGTCTATCGGAGGTACATTCAAGATGTCCTTCCGGGATCACATACCAATCGTTCGATAGCATATCCGCTTGACTTGCCAGCCAACCCACTTGTGTTCCGGATTTTTCGACAAAAACAATGGCAGCGTTCTCGCTGGTCTCGTAAAAAGGTGTGCACTTGCAGTCGTTGTTTTGATAGCTTATGTCAGTGGCAAGTTCAATGTACTGGCCTTTTCCGTTCCAGTGAGTGCGCGCGCAGCGCCCTCCAGCCTTCACAATTTCCAGTGCTTCTCCAAAAGTCATTTTTTTAGTCTTGGCCATTTTTATTCTCCTTCTCATGGTTTAACTGTTCCTCAAACCAGCTTTCTTCCTGTTCTAGCTGGTTTTTTAACTTCTTCATTCGTGCGATGCCCCGGATAACGGCTCCGTGGGTCCGCTTTGATTCAACATCATAGCTCAGCTTTGCTGCCAGGTAGGAAAACTCCGTGTCTGCTGACCGCAGCATGTCGGCCAGGTTCAAAAAATGTGTTTTCAGTTCTCGGTTCATTGACTACCTCCGTTCTAAATCTTCATCTACCGCCAGAAAAGGCAATGTCACGTTCAAGCTTGACCAGATCATGCTTGACGTCCTTCAGCTTATCAACGGTGTCCATAATTTCATCGGCCGCGTCAAGCAGTATTTCGTAGTCGGCCCCGGCATCCACCGCAGCCTGATATCTTTTCATCTCTGTGTTCAGTCTCCGCGCCAGCTTTCCGGCCTTATGCAGGTCTATCTTGGCCTGGAGTGCTCCCGTTACGCTAATCATTCTTTCCCGTCTCCCTTCGCAAAATCCTGCACAGCCTGCTCAATATGGTCAGTCATACGCTTTAGTCTTTTATCCCCGAAGCCAAATTCCGCCCGGAGGGCATCCCGGCAGTCCGCAATCCCCAGGTTGTACACCTGGGTAGAATACTCCAGGAGCCACAGACGGAAATCCGGCAGGGTCATGGCTTTAATCTCTTTCAGCTGCTGGCGGCTAACACCAGGAATTTGAATCCCCTGTGTCATCTTCTGCGCCCCCTCCCATCAGATAATCTCCCAGGCTATTGGCAGCTGTCTGAAAAAGCTCATCCAAGTCCTTCTGTGCTTGATCTCTTGTTTCCTGCGGATCTCCGCAAACTGTCTCGTCCCCTATTTTCACGCAGAACATGTACATGCCGTCAATTCTCTGTTCTACCCAGCCGCGTACGACATACCATGGATTGATGTATTGCCCATCTTTCATTCGTATCAGTCTCATTTCAGCCTCCAAAAAGCAAATACAAAATGATGAAATCCATAACTATGAACCACATCACCAGCAAAGAGATTGCCGCAGCAGCAATCATCGGTCCCCATTTCCACAGCCAATTGTTCATGGTTTCCCTCCTGCTTCCCACTCCCGGTACAGGCGGAACCACTCATGGGCATCCATGGTCACTTTCCAGGGAGTATTATTCCGCCTATGGAGCACAATGGGAACAGCCTTGTCAGTCTTTGCTGCGTCTCTGCTGCTCTGTTCCAGGGCTTCATCAATGTTCAGTCGCTCCACACGCTTGACTTCTACGTGGATTCCAGGGAGGCCGACTATATCGGCCGCCCCTTCCTCACTGTTCCCGCAAAACTGGGCTGTTCGGTGGCACTCATAGCCTTCCGACTTGCACAGCCTGACGGCTTCCAGCTCTCCGGCCTTCCCTTTACGCTTTCCGTTTACCATTCTTCTCCACCTCGTCTGCTGCTCTGGCCAGTCGTTCCGCCAGGTCCCACGTTTCCCATACCTGCGGCATATCATGCAGGATGCAGTGGCCCTTCCCCTTGAGTGCACATCCGGCACAGTCAGCGGGACGCTTGTGCTTTAGGCAGTAGCGCTTCAAAAAGCTCAGGTTCTCGCCGAAGCGCTTCATTTTCCATTTCTGGCTCCTCATGTCGGCAAGCCACTGCTCCACACTCCGCCAGTCGTTTTCGTGCGAAGCATCGTAGAAGGCCAGAAGCACGGCCCCTACGAAGATTCCGGAAAGAAAACAGATGAGGAAAATGCCGTATATCTCTGGTACATTCATTTTGCGGCCTCAGCTTCCGATTCGACCGTATCATTCACCCCGGTGCTCCCGAAGCCGCCTGCGCCCCGTTTGGTTTCACTAAGTTCGTCCGCCTGGATCATTTCATACTCAGGTTCTTTTACGATAATAGCCTGGGCAATTCTATCCCCGTCTTCGATGGTGTCAAAGTCCACGCCCCGTTCTTTGGTTTCCAGCCGGTCCAACAGAATATTGACTTCTCCGCGATAGTCGCTATCGATAATCCCCACGCCATTGGAAATCCGGAGGCCGGTCTTTAAGGCCGTCCCGCTACGCATATAGATTTCCATGCGGTATCCCTGGGGCAGCTCAACAGCAAACCCCAGAGGAACCTTGACCCCGCGTGCTCCAGCTTTCAAAATGAGCTTTCTGCGGTAGTTGTCGATTCTGGCGTAGCAGTCATAAGCCGCTGCGCCTTTCGTTTTTTTTACCGGCATTTGGCCGTACCCGATAACCTTTACTTTAATCTGATCCATTTTTCATTCCTCCTGTACCCGTTTTAAAACGGAATTTCCTCGTTAAACTGTTGTGTCACGTCTTGTCCCATACTGTCAAAGCCTTGTTTTGGTGCCGTATTCGCCGTCTGAGCGGTTTTTTCTTTACGTTCGATGAATTCCACCCGGTCCGCAATGACTTCCGTCATGTAATGCTTATTCCCGTCTTTTCCATCGTAGCTGCGGGTCTGCAGACGACCTTCCACCAGGGCTCTCTGACCTTTGCTCAGGCTGTTCCCACAGATTTCTGCGGTTTTGTTCCAGGTCTGGATAGGAATGAAATCTGCTTCCCGCTGACCATTCTTCGAAGCGAAGGGACGGTCAACTGCCAGTCTGAAGGTACAGACCGTTTTCCCGCTGGTGGTTACTTTCACGTCCGGATCTTTAGCTAACCGTCCC